TCTTGTGTTCCCCAAAGAATACGGAAAGTACAGAATCTACCAGCAGTCCCAAAACGAGACTTTTCAAGACGGCACTTAACTTCTGAGCCAATACGGAAACCATTTTCATCTTCGATAAATGCCGACTTTGACTTGCGACCTGTTAGCCAGATACGGAGAGAATATGAGTATTGCATAGCCTTTCCACCGGGAGTAACATAAGGTGTCGTCATAGCCGTAACATGAGCCATAGGGCCTGTGGTGATATTTGCCTTCAACTGGTTGAGAACCAACAAAGTTGCTTGCTTATTGGCGATAGGCACGATAAGCTTCGACATACCCTTCGATAGAATACGAGCTTTTACGGCCATAGACGAGTTGGGGTTGAAATCACCTTCTACATCGGATACTGATGGGGTTAGAGCCAAACTATCCCAAACAAATAAAATTTGTTCGTCTGTCGCTCCAAGTAGTTCTTCTACAGTCTCCAGAACAAACTCGACATTGGTGGCTTGGATATACATTAGACGGCTCAAATCACATCCAGCACGTTCCAAAAAGTCAGGGTCGATGGCTGACTCGGAATCAAAATAAACAACCAGCATACCCATTTTATGAGCATTAGCAGCAATCTGTGCCGCCATATAAGACTTACCTGTTGCTTCCAGACCAGCGATCTCTGAGATCTTACCTACTGGAATACCAGCAACCTTCCCCTTCGCAATAATACAATCAAGCCAATGAGAAGATGTCGGAATCCACTGTTTTACTTCTGTTGGACTATCAACAGTTAGATCGTGGGCTACATCTTGTCCTGCCTTTTTGTTTACCATTTTCATTAAATCCGCAACAGATACTCGACCTGTTGGAGTGTTTGTTTTCTTTTTTGGCATATCTAAATCCTAAATTAAAAAATGGCACACTTTGTCCGGTGTGCCAGCGGATCAAACTAACTCTTACTTACCGGCGAGGAGTTCGTTATAGGCATCATCTACAGGATTGGAGCCGTATCGTGTAGTTTCGCTAGAAGAACCTTCTGCGGAGCCGTCACTTGATAGTTGCTCGTTCAAGATGGCCTCTACTTCGGCAGAAGTGTAGCGCTTGAAGAGAGTATCAAAGTCGGGCATAGAACCCAATAGTGACTCAGTCTCACCGCGAGAGTCGGTTAGAGGGGAGGTGTTGCGACTCATCTTGAGAGTAGTTTGTGGGAAAGCACCGGGCTTTGTTGGCTTTGTGTAGGTCAACTTGATGTCGGTGCCGTGGTTTTCATCAGAAATATCACCGTAATCAGGGTCAAGGATGTATCCAAGAAGCATTTCATAAGCCTTCTTTCCGTATCCATATACCTTTACTCCTTCGCTTTCCTGACCGCGAACGACAATGGGCGAGAAATAACGGGTACGAACGAAAAGGGACTTTGCGAGGTTCTTGGTTTCGTCGTCGTTGTTTTCAGAACCATCGCGCCATAGTTGGGATGCGAAGTCACAGATAGCGCAAGACTCTCCAAAGTTCTTCTTAGGACAAAGAACACCACCCTTGTGTTCACCTACATTGTAATGGAAAAACATTTCCTTTAGTGGGTCGCCATCGCGAGCCGGAACGATCCGAATATTGGTTTCGCCCTCTTCGGGTTTAAACCAGACAGAAGTCTCCGAGGAAGTTCCACGGGTATCGCCTCGTAGTGCTGCGAGCTTCTGTCGCATAAGATCCATATTAATTGCCATGTTACTTTTCTCCTTTTGTTGTTAAAGTATACCAAGCTTTCCTTAGCATCTACCATTTTACTATACTTGCCGTATCATGTCAAGTATTATTTTGTGTTGCGTTTGTGTGGGCAACGCAGAACCCAAAGTCAGATTTTAAATCTGTTTCATAGATGGAGTACGAAATATTGCGAAAAGCATTTCGCGGTTTGGTTTTTAGAATGTCTACATACTTTTTATGTATCTTTCCGTCTGTTTCCAACTTCTCCTTGTTTATGCATAAATAATAGCAGAGATCTCTCTGATTGTCAAGATCAAAGAACCACTTTTCTTCAAGATTCTGCATATTTAGCGCTCCAACCGAGCGAATCCGGCAAACATTTGCTGGTTTTGTTTGGATTCCGATTTCTGGCTCGTTGTGCGAAAAATAATTCAAATAATGGATGGTCGAAAAGATAGTTTGGTTCAGGGTATCGTAATATTTTTTAATTGGGACATCTCCCAAGACATCTTCCAAGTTTTTGTTAGAGATAAGGGTAATGGAGTTTAGAAGCCCAGAACGAGCATACTCCTGTAAGACCCCAAATGCGGCATTTTCTACCAGTTTTGGCACCCCAGATACTAAATCTGTGTCTGGTTTGATGTAAAACAGGTCAACATTCTTATTTTTTATTTGTTCTAATACACCTAACGAGTAATTTGAACTCATCGATGAACCAACGACAAAAAACTGGATATTTTCGTCTATGCTCTCGAATAAGTCAGTTAGGTCGGGGATGTTATTTTCATATTCTTCTGGATTTTGGAAGGATTTGAGGACAAAATTATTTTTGCCCTCGGCAACCTTTGAGCCAAGAAGAAAAACATTATAATTTGGGCTGGTAGAAAATTTTTCTGCTATTGCTGAAGCAGCATTGCCCAAGCCTACAACTGATATCAACCTACACCTCTATTGTTTTATTTCTTTCAAGTCAAAATAATTCTTTCCGACACTTATATTTGACTTGAACCCACCAGACTCAAATATATTTTTTATTTGTGGTATCAAGTCCCTGTCTTCGTGAGCGAAGTCAATAGCAATCTCATCGTGAATAAAAAATGAAATGTAAGACCTTCTGTCTTTTAGAAGTTCATCAATCTCAATAGCCCGATCAAGTATTCTATCGTTGGTTGTGCTCTGTACTAAATAGGACAAGGCTCGCCTTTCATCCACATTTATTTTTCGTCGGTATGGGTTGGAAATAGCCCCATTTTTATACCATTTATCCAGAATATTATCTCTGTTGTATCGAGGGTTTTGTACGATATCTGACTCTGGATTGAAGAGCCAAGCAAAGAATTTTACTTTTGCTTCTTCTCTCGTACAAGAACCGCCGAACAGGTTTTTTACATTCCATTCATGAACATCGCCTTCTGGTTGTTTTTCGCCGATCAAATTAATAAAAGTTCTTACATCGGCACTGTTATAATCCAGTTGTAGAAACCAGTCGTTGTTAGGCTTTATGAGCCTTCTAAACTTTTTCTTGATAGTCAGTATGGGAAAACTTTTTTTATTCGTTGTGAGCCGTCCTGTGGCCGCTCCAAACAGGTTGTAGTCCACATATCTGGTCTGTAAAAGCTCTGCTACTTTTTGCCTGTCTTTTTCTTTGATTTGTAGTTCTCTGCAATCAGAAACATCAAGATTGAGTTCTTGATATTTAATTTTGTGTAGCAGTTTGAACGACTCACTCAAAAGTTCGTAGTTCTTTGGCTTTTCACAAGTCTGGAATACATGTTCTGTGATTTTATTGCGGATCTCACAGAACTGCATAAGAAATCTATGTGGGATCATATCGAAAATACAATATTCCCTCAAAGAAATCTTGGATGTGTAGAAACTTTTCAGACAGGATTTTAATTTTTTCTGTGACTCAATAAACTCTTCTTTAAGATCTTCCGGACAGGCTTCCTCCAAAGACTTGCCCGAAGCATAAATATGAGCGTATTCAACCCCATCATCCTCAATCGAGCCTGTGTAAGACCAAGTTCGTTTTAGATTCTGGGGCATATCATCAAAAAATATTTTGCCGTCTGTGTAGATTCCGACACACTCTTTCTTGTCGTCTAATGTCTGGAAATACACTAATACCTCGCAGGTTGTTCACTGAATATCTCTTCTTGTTTTCTTGCTTCACTCTTGGAGATATAGTATCCCAAACTGCCTTGATAGTCAAATGTTTTATTTATTTCTCTTTCAAATATTTCAATAGCAACGCTAGCACTTCTTAATTTGCTAATTTGAATTGTGTCTTTAATTAATTTATTCTTCTGATTATCATTATACTGACTTTCTTCTTCACTTAATCTTAAATTACAATATAAATTAATCATTTGTTCTTCATTGTAAGTCTTATTTAATATTTGAGTGCTAGCATATTGCTTGGGAATTAATTTATTTACTTTCACTCTGTTATTACATTCAGTTAATTCTATAATTGATCTTGGCTTAATTTGGTTGTAAAAGTCAAGCATATTCTGTGTGAAATTTTGATAATATGTATAATGTGCCGACTGATAGCAGAAAGCCAAGATCTCGTCCAATGAGTTTAAATTATAATTTTTAGCATATTGTAACATCTGTTCAGAGCCTATGTCTGCTACAAGCCTCCAAGGTACATTTTGATCGACCATGAAACCATAGGTTTTACAGGCATTTAGATAAAACTGCCAGTTATTACTGTTAACAAATGAATTTATTTTTTCGTCATCGTTTGCTGGGTCTAAATCAGCAATTTCAATGACCAAACCAGAAATATTAATTGGAGATTTCTT